GTGACAACATCAAGATACCCCATGTATAATACGTTATTTAACATTTTATTTGGTGCTACTACAATAGGTATTTCACAACCAACTAAATAGGTACCTTTTTTGCTAAAATATCTGCTACGTTTTTTCTTAAACCATTCTAAAATAGCAACCCCATCTTCAAAAAACTCTCTCATTTCAACAGCATCAGAAAAATGAGAACCATTATTCTTTTTATACTGTACTTCGTATTCACTTATATACCTACCTTGAAAATCTTCTTTTAAATCTATATTTCTATCGGCTGCAGCAAATGATTTTTCATAAGCATAATCTAAATAATATTGCATTGATTCATGCATAGCGGTTCCAAATACAGTATGGATAGAAGACGTAAATCGTTTAATTTTATCTTTGTACTGAAGTTTCCATCTATGAGGACATCCTCTAAATATGGACATCTGAGAATATGATATATTCTTTTGATATGCATAATTAATAAGTGGTGGGGGATTATTTCTAATCTCTTTTACTATTTTAGGTAATTTTTTTGCCAAACTATTTTTTCCATTTATTTCGACCTACTAAAAGACCGATTATTCCATAATTGGCTATATCAATAAATGTATCTTGCATACCTTCACCTTCAACAAATGATCTACCATTAATCAATAAATTTTTTAAACGTGATATTTTGTCAGTTAATCTAATACATAACCCAGTTAGTGAAAATTGTTTATCATCGCTGTTATTAACGATATCTCCACCTAAAGCAATATTATTTAACCCATAGTCCATATGTTTAGCCGCAAACATTTCATACATTTCTTTTTGAATTTGTTTAAATTCTTTAGATAATTCTGGGTATTCTTTTTCAAATACTTTTATTGTTAATTTTGATGAATTACCTGATTTAGCACTCATAATTTCTCTATCACTCATAACTTTTTCTATTTCTTGGGCATTACTTTGGAAATGTCCTGTACCAATTTTATTTTCTAGCTTATCCATATAAGCTTTAATGGAATCACCCATTGATTTGTGCTTTAGGATCAAAATATTGCCCCAATGCATTCAATTTATCATCTGCATCTACTAGCATGATAAGTGCTTCTTCGGCATTTTTATAAAAATCTTCTGTGGAATGGTCTCCAATTCCTACTGCTTTATTACCTAATAATTCAAGTGATAATAATGCTTTAGCTTTATCTGCTTCAGCAGATGTTTTTAACATATTGTATAATTCTTTTGTCATTTTAATAACGGTTTTATTTCTTTTTTATTTAATCCTCTGTTGGTTAATATACGACTAATTTCTGTGGTAGCCAATATATTTATATATTCTTTTGCTTCTTTACTTGAACATTGAAAATAATCTTTAATATGGTCTGTTAAATCTTTATTAGGTTGTTTTACCTTAGATTTAACATATTTACTCCATTTATTATTTTTAGGGATAAACTCTCTATATATATTATAAATCATTCTTTTTTCCTGTGGAGGAAAATCTTGAACATAATTTACAATTTCTAGATAATCAGGATTCATAGATAAAAACCTATGTATCATATAACTATTCCAAACCTCCCAGTCTTTATCTGTAAAAGATTCAACTGGGGGTTTGGTGTTATTAATTGCTTTTAACCAATCAAAGATGTTTTTCATTAAAGGATATAATCTTTATATTCTTCTCTTAGTTCTTTTGGAACCGAGGATTCTAAAATTTTCTTAGTTGAAGGATCATAAAAAACTGGAATTGGGAGTAAAGCATCCTCATCTGTACCCATTACAAATTTAGACACTGTTCTTAATAGTACTCCTTGTTTAAATAAAATACCCCCATCAAAATTTTCAATGGATGTTGTGTTTTTTAAATCAATAGGTGGACCTTGTTGTTGCTGTTGCATAATTATTTATATTTTATTAAAGTTTGAATTAATGACATTATATTTATTTCCTTGTCAATACGGAAATTTGCTTTATATTGGTGTTCGTTTATTGCTAGTACTGCTGTACCTTCTTTATCTTTATAATATTCAGATGAACGATCATAAAGTGCTCTAAATAATTCATCGAAATCATCTACATTAGCATCTGCTATTATTTGGCGTATATTATTAAATGATGATACTTTATTACCTTTAGATAATTCAGTAATTACTTTATCTATATAATTAGATGATACTAATATTGAATGGTCTAATTTTAATGTATTATCTTGTGTAGATAACTGTATAGTATTAATACATTTACGTAAATCGGGATAATATTGATTAACTAAAGGTACTAAATCATTTATATCATGTTCAATAGACTCTTGTTGTAGTATCCAATTTAAATGTTTAGCAACATCTTTTTTAGTTGGAGGTACAATTTTAAGTACTTGACATCTAGATTGTAAAGGATCAATGATACGCTCTACAAAATTACAAGTCATAATAAAACGCGTCGTACGAGAGAAAGTTTCGATGATATTACGGAGTGAAGCTTGCGCTTGGATAGTAAGAAAATCAGCTTCATCCAAAATGACCACTTTAATGGGTTCAAATGAAATTGTACTTGCAAACCCCTGAACTTTATCTCTAATAGTTTCAATACCTCTTTCATCTGAAGCATTAATATAAAGATAATCGCATTCAAGGTTATTGACAATAAGTTTAGCTAATGTAGTTTTACCTGTTCCTGCTGGACCATAAAAGATAAGATTTAAAATATCATTTTGTTCCAAATATTTGGATAATGATTTTTTTAAATTTTCGTTTCCTACAAACTTATCAAGTGTTATAGGACGGTATTTCTCATTAAGTAAACTATTTTCTTTAGTATTCACCATAAATGCTAAATTTTTGTTCTACTGGTTCTTCTATTTCTAATTCTTTAGTTGAAATAGCATATAATTCTCCTTTTAATGGTGCTAATCTATATTCACCCCTAAATCCAGTTTTAACCATATAAGCTTCTAACGTATCTGTTAAAGTTTTATGTACAGGACCTTCAGGTTCATTAGCAACTAATCTCCATTTATCACCAGGAGGAACCCTCCTTGCAATAGTAATATTAGTTTCTTCTATTGTTGTTTGTTTTTCCATAATAATAATATACGAAAATTAAATAGGGGAGACAAGCTCCCCTACTTAGATTATTTAGATTCTGCTACAGATGCTTTTTTATAATCTGTAATTACTCTTTTAATAGCTTGTGCTGCTTTTCTAGCTCTCGCTTGACTAGCTTTTGTTGTTCCACTATTCTCTGCTGCTAAGATATTGTAGTTTTCTTCAATAATCTCAAAAATTTCTTGTTTTGTCATTTTTTTTATTTTTATTTATTTATTATTATTACATCATTCCCTGTTGTGCATGCCCCATTACCTGATCCATTTTGTTAGAATCTGATGATTTATCTTGGGTCAAAGTACATTCAGTTAATAATACTGTTCCTGCAACTGAGGCTGCATTTTCTAATGCTAATCTAGTTACTTTAGTGGGATCAATTATCCCTGATTCTTTCATATTAACTACTTTCTCCTTTTTAAGGTCATAACCTGCCCATGTATCATTTCCTGAATCTACTAGTTGGTATTTACCTAACATTTGTGCTTCAACTGAATCATGACCAGCGTTTATTAATATTTGTTCAAATGGTTTACCACATGCTTTATAAACAATGCTTGCCCCAATGTTACAATTGTTAATAGATTCTCTAGCATATAATAATGCAGCTCCTCCTCCTGGGACGATTCCTTCTTCAATGGCAGCTTTAGTTGCATGTAATGCATCATCAACTCTATCTTTCTTTTCTAACATTTCAGTTTCGGTATTTCCACCTACATGAACAATTGCTACTCCACCTACAAATTTTGCTAGTCTATTTTGTAACTGTTCTTTTTCATATGGTGTTGTAGATTTATCTATTTGAGTTGTTAATTCTTCTATTCTTTTTTCAATAGCATCTACTTCTCCTTTACCATCTACAATAGTTGTTTGATCTTTAGTTATAGTAACTTTTCTAGCTTCACCAAACCAATCCCAACTAAACTTATCAAGTTTCATACCTTTATCTTTACTAAATACAACTCCACCTGTAGTGGTAGCAATATCTTCAAGGACTAATTTACGTCTTTCTCCAAAATCTGGGGATTTAACAGCACAAACATTAACTGTTCCTCTCATTTTATTTACAATAAGAGTTGCTAATGCTTCATTATCAATATCTTCGGCAATGATTAATAATGATTTACCTTGAGCTGATACTGCCTCTAAAATAGGTAGTAATTCTTTAACCGTATTAAGTCTTTGATCTAGGATTAATATCGCAGGATTTTCTAAATTAGCAGACATTGTATTATTATCTGTAACAAAATAAGGAGATTTATAACCCCTATCAAATTGCATTCCTTCTACTGTTTCTAAAAACGTTTCTCCTGTTTTAGATTCTTCAATATGGACTACACCTTCTAATCCTACTTTGTCTATTGCCTGAGCAATTAATTTACCTACTTCAATATCATTATTAGAAGATATACTTGCTACCTGTTCTAATTGTTGGTCCCCTGAAATGTCTTCAGATATATTACCTCTGAGGGTTTCAATTATTTGTTTAACAGCTGTATCAATATCTCTTTTAATTTGAACTGCATTTTCTCCATTATCTAATGCTGCAAGTCCTTGGTTGATCATCTCACGAGCTAAGAGAGTAGATGTTGTTGTACCATCTCCAGCTTTTTCAGCTGTTTTAACTGCTGCTTGTTTGATAAGTAAAACACCTAATTCCTCACTTGGGTCGCTTAATGCAAAGGAACTCGCTACTGTTACCCCATCTTTAGTAGATTGAGGGGATTGTCCTGCTCCTCTATAAATTACAACGTTTCTCCCATTGGGGCCTAAAGTTGATACTACTGCATCAGCTAATTTATCAATCCCAACTTTTAATTTTGTTCTAGCATCTTTGCCAAAATTTATTTGATTCTCCATATTAATGTTTTATAATGTTTTTTAAATCTTCTTCTGATACTTCTGTGTT